CACCTGCCTGATAAGACCCGCATTGAGTTCCAGCCAGCGCATCTTGCGCGTGGTCTCCATGCGGTCGAAGACCGTCATGGTCTTCTTGAAGTCCTGCGGCCAAGACGACCAAATCCAAGAACGCTTGTTGCTGAACTTGGCGGACTCGAAATTCGAGAAGATGCCCGGGCCAGAGCCGCCACCCGACGCCTGCTTCTGCGGAGCCGTGTTACGGGCTACGCTCGGCGTCTTGGGTTTCTTCACCTGCGGTAGGGCAGGCTTGCTCGGCTTTTTCGGTTTCATCAGAATCCTCGGAAGTTATTGAGCATATTGATTACCCGGACACGGTCGACTGAACCGTAGGTCTGGGGGTCTTTAACCATCAGCGCGTAGCGGCATTCCACCAAGACGGTGGAGATGTCCATCGGGAACTGCTTTACCACGGAGGTACCCGAATCGGAGTACTCCATCATGGTCTTACCCTGCTTCAGCAATTCCTTGGCTTTGTCGACAATCTCAATGATGTCGCAAATGTCGAAAATAAGGAAGATACCTTGGGGTCGTGCCATTTGCGTTTAGCCCTGTGTAAAAGGGGCCGTCTGACCCAACCCATGTACGATCCACAAGAGCCACCCGTGGTTTTTACTGAAGGGCCAGACGGCTTGTGGCAACTCTACCCTTGTGGCTATGTCGGTCAAGCGGTTTCTTCCTCGACCTGTTTTTCGTCAGGCTTACGGTCTTCCGGCTTACCGTTACGGTTCTTGCCGCGCCCGATGAGCTTGGCCATGAGGGCTGGCAGCATCCCGATGATCTCGGCGTCCCACAGGTGATTTGCTCGGTCGCCAATAGGAAGCCAGATGGCCTGCCCGTTGGCCTGCCGAGTGCGATGCTCCGACTGCATCTGCTTACGGTACTCGTCGCCAGCGTCCTCGGGGTAAGTGTGATGCCCTGCGCGGCGGAGGCGGGAGATGGAATCCTTGAAGTACAGATTTGAGAACAGGTACAGTTTGCAGGAGGTCTGGCCGACTTGGATTACCTTGGCACGGGCGTAGGGGCGGTAGGCCACCTTGATGCCGTAGGGCGTCTGGATACGCCAAGGGAACTCGTTTTGGCCGGAACCCTTGGTGGCGTTCCAGGCGTACTTTGCACACATACGGTAAACGGTGTCGGTGTTCGGGCCGTCGCCCGAGTCGACGAATACGAAGAAGTCGGAGACCTCCAGTTTCCTTTGGGCTTCGCGCAACTGGTCTTCGGTCTCGCAATAGCCCCATTGCACCATGCGGGACTTGCCGTCTAACGCCCAGGCACGGACGATCCAGTAGAAACCCTTACGCTGCACGTCGACCGCCATGAAGCGGAGTTTAGCGAACTGCTTGGCTTTCTTGTACTCGTCCTTGAATGGCGGTTCGGCGAGCTTGCTATCGACCATGAACGCCTCGGCATCCCATTCGTCGAGCATCTTGTAGCCCTGAGGCATGACTTCCCCGCTGCCGTCGTCCGGGTCATCAGACCAAGAGAGGGCCAGACGCTTCTGTTTAAATTCACGACGGGCGACATCGTCACCGTGTTCCTCAAAAGCCTGCTTGGCACGGATTGCCATCTCGGCGAGCTTGCCCCAATCCAGACCCCATTGAGCGCAGAGAGAGTTCCAATGGAATCCGACGACGCCCTTGGGAGCGTTCTGATTCATGGGCGTGTACTCGCCGGAAAGGTTGAGTTCGGCACGAACCTCAAAGGAGTCCTTGTAGCGGTGCTTGCATGACTTGCACTCGTAGGTGCAACCGGCCTTAACCTTGTCTAAGTTCCAGCCGTCAGGCTCCCGTGCGTCCTCGGGGTAGATCAGTTGCTCCCACTCGTAGGCTTGGCGCGTACCGCATTGCGTACACTTGAACGTCCACTCCCGGCGGTCGGACTGGTTCCACAGGTCGGTGATGTCGTCGCCTTCGACGCCCCCCTGCGAGACGAGCAGCGACTTCCCCTGCCAGATGAAAGCCGTGCGACGCGCAAGGGCTTCGTTCAAGTGACCCTTAGGCCAGAGCCAGACTTCGTCACCGCCAAGGAAGCGAATGGAACGACGCTGGAGGTTCTTCTTGTTGTTCGCACCCAGCACCCAAACGGTGTTACGCTCAAAGCGGGTCTTCTTCCATTGGTTGCGTTCGGAGTCCTCCATCTTGGACAGCGTAGCCGGCGTGGCTTCCCACATTGGACGGAGGCGATCCTTCTGCCAGTCCTGCGCGTTGTCGTCGACGTCCTGCAAGAGCAGGGTTGGCCCGGGCGAACGAGCGGGGATGAAGGTCGACCACAGTTCCAGCAGGGACGACTTGCCCATTTGGACGGCACCCAAGACGACGACGGTGGTGATCTCTGGGTCGGTCAACGCCCGCAGGATGGGAGCAAGGAACGGCGTGGACTCCACTCGGAACGGCCCGGGCTGCGGCGAGCCTGGTACTTCGCGCACGTTCGCTTCCAGCCATTGCACGATATCGCCTTCGGGGTCGGGCGTCATCATCGCTCGGATGTGAGCCTCGAAAGTATCGACTGTATGCGGGTCGATGATCATTCGACCTCGTCGACGGTCTCTTCGTCGTCGTTGGCCACTTCAATCGGGTCTTCGGTGTCGACTTCCTTGACGACGGCTTGTTCAGCGTAGCCGGCGGCAGCGGACAGGCGTTCCAGCATCTTCTTCACCTCGTCGTCAATGGCCTTCATGGCACGACCGGGATTGTCAGGGTTGACCCTCGACGCCAGTTTGGTGCCGAGCTGCGTAGCCTCTTCACGCACCTGTGCGAACACTCGCCCGAACCTTTCAATGGCGGTCTGGGTACGGATGTATTCACGGCTGGCGATCTGCCTCGCTTGGAGTTCCTTCTCCAGCGTGACCAGAGTCTTCACCAACTTGTCGTAGGTAGCATAGGACTTGCTGGCGTCGGGCGAGTTACTACCAAGGTCGTCGAGATATTGCTGGTAGGCCAGAGCCTTCAGTTCGCGCTGACGCTCGACGGTCTCATTGAAGTCCTTATCGGGGCGGACGTTGTTGCCCATGCGACCGGCACCCCGTGCCATGTACCAGGCTTCGGCGGACTCGATTGAGTCGATGGGCATCCCCGCTTGGATAAATTTGTTAATGGCCTGCTTGGTGACACCGAAGCGTCCGGCAAGGTCGATAGGTCGTGGTCGGTCGCTCACTTCAGTTTCTTCCTCCGGGCATTGGACAGTTTCTTGCAAGCGGCGTCGGACTTCATGTACAGCGACGGCGGCAGCTTCAGGTTACGCTGGATGGTCTTCACCCGCGCTGAGATTGCCGCCCGGGTCAGGTTGTGCTGATTGGCCAACGCTGTCATGGTCGGCTGATCGGGAATGCCAAGGGCGAGCTTGATGCAGGTTCCGTGGAGCCGTACTTCCGCATGGGTAGACAGGTCGATGACGGCAATCACCTTGCGGAGGATGTCCAGCACCTCGTCCTGCGTAAAGGTTCGGTCGCTCACTTCCGTCTGGTTCCTTTCCCGCATCCGCCATTGCACCGCTTGCACTTCGTTGATGTCGTACCCTTGGCCCCAGCCGCCTTCTTTGAAGTTTTCTTCGCCGCCTTCGCTGGCATCTCCATCAGAGGGTTCACCAGAAAAATACCGATGCGCGAAAGGGACTCCAGCGTCCTCGGGTCGATTGGGATTGAAGCCAGCCGCTTCCAATGCCGCCCTTTCCACCTTGGACAGTCGTTTCCAGAACCTTTGGTATTCGTCATAGATTGACATCGGAGTTCGGAGGTTCAAATAACTCTTCGACCTTGGTGGCGACGGACAGCATGACGGACGCTTCGGAGATCAGCAGTTGGGCAACCTCATCGTCACCGTTGACTCCAGCAATGTGCGCGGCCCGAATGATATTCAGTCCGGCGATACGGCGGAGCTGCTGCGTTTCCTCGAACAGCATCGAGGGCGTCCAGCCCAAGTCGTCTTCATCGTTTTGTCGTACCACACAGGCACCAATGTGCCTAACCTGTGAACAAGTCAACCCGACTACCCGTGCCGTGGATATATCAAACCGTTCTCATCCCGACCCAGCATCCCGTGACGCATGGCCTTGCGAATCTTGTTCCAGGCGTCCTTCTTCGTCAGAGGCTCGTCGTAGCACCGTCCCCACTCGGAGGCGAACAGGTCTCTGAGTTCGTGGGCGCGGAACCCCTTGTCGGTCGGGATCAGGTTCAGTACAGCCTGCACGAGCTGGGCGGCTTCCTCCGACTTAGCCGTCCGGGCGTCGTTGAGTTGGCCAATGTGCTGCTTCATCCGTTCGGGCGACAGACGCCACGCCCTCGCCCACGGCGACTCGGGGCGACGGGTGATCGGTGGTCTGCCGGCGCGGCGGCGAAAG